GTGCCGTCCCGAGACTGCTCGTGAACGATCACCACGGTGGCCGGCTTGCCGATCAGGCCGTCGAGGTTGAGGCTCACGGTCTCCTCGGGGGTGAGTGCTCGGCCGTGCCAGTCCTTGAGGAACTTGGTCAGGCCGGCCTTCTCGTGCAGGCTGGCGGTCATTGGCGCCGTCATGACCACCCAGGGCTGCACCGGGTTGCGTGACTGGTCCAGGATGTCCAACTCGAATGCGATCTTGAACTTCTGCTTGGTGCCGTACTCGGTCTCGTAGGCTTTAAGCGGAGTGATGTCGACACAGACCGCGCGGCCTGTGTACTCGGGGCACGGTGTGAAGGTGCCGCCGCTTGGTTTCGTTGATACTGTGATTCCCATATGTTTGCTTTGTTGTGTTGTTGTTTACCTAGAGGCCTGTTTTTCAACCTCCGAAAGTTGTTTTGCCATGCGGTCGTACTGCGCCCAGTAGTCGGGCCAAGTGCTCTTAATCTTTGACAGGTTGTCCTGGTCGGCCACGAGTGCCGCGGCGCCCAGCTTGCGAACGAATGACCCGCCGTATTCGATCATTGTGCGTGCTACGTCAAAGTCTTTCACTTGGAGCCTTTCCCACGCTTCCTGGTAAAGAAGCTGGTGAACTCGATCTTGATCTTACGGGCAGCCCGGTAGGCCTCACCGGCGTCCCGCTTGGTCAGGTGGTAAGGGCCGGTGCCCTCCCGTTGGATCTGTTGAGCTGTTTTCATTGCAGGATAAAGTCGAAGTTGTTCTGCCAGGTGTCTGATAAACGGTTGTAGGTGTCGTTCTTGATGCGCCAGGTCCGCGGGTCCCGGGTGGTCCCGCTGTGCCGGCACTTAATCCTCACGTCGATGTGCTGGATGGCCGTGTTCCGCAGGTGATGGTCGGGCGGCAGTTCGTGTAGTTTGGTGATCATGGTTTCAACGCCTCAACAGCGATCTGAGATTCGGTCGAGCGGTTGCCGCGATAGTCTTGGTTGGCGATCCTGCGAAGTGCTGTCTCCAGGTGCGCGATCCGCTCCTTGGCCTCCTCCAGCTCTTTGTAGGTTTTCACTGCGTCGATGGTTCTCATTTCTTCGATGGTCATGGTTTCAGATCCCTGCATTGTTTGATGGCGTCGTCGATGGCTTTACGCATCATCGGCCATTCCTCTGGGTTGATGCTGACTTTACCATGGCCATCAGCAGATTGACTTACCTCGACGTACTCACCGCCGCCTTCATCGACGATCTCAATGTCGGTGCATTCCATGGAAAGCATGTGGTCGTCGGTAGGTGACAGCACCCATTTGATCGGTCGCAGTTTCATCGTCCCTCCAACCATTTCTCCAAGTCATGGAGTTCATCCACTTTGGTTTCGAGTTCTTTGATGCGTTTATTCGCTCCAGCCAGTTGCCTCTCTAGCTGACGGGCGAAGCCAGCCTTCACGAAGTGCTGGAACGCCACGGTGACAACCGGCTGTCGGTCTGTGCGCGGTGTTTTGCTGACGACCTTTTTGTTGGCGTTAACAAGATGGTTCATGGCTTCACACCCTTCCCAATCTTAGCGTCGTCCCATCCTTGCAACAGGTTGTCCATTCGGATGGTCCTCATGCTCGGAGATGGAGGGTTGATGAATGCGTACATTGCGTTGCCAGCTATTTCGAGTTCTCGGATGTGCTGATCGTAGAACTTCCTCTCCCCTTCGAGCTTGTCCCACAGAGCGCGGAGACGGTTTTCGAGTTGTGTGACGTGCTGCTTAAGATCTTCGTTCTCTTTCGCCATTGCTCCGATGGATTTGCACAAGCGTTCGTGCGCTTCGTATTCGGGGTTCATCGCTTGTTCTCCTTTGCTCGCTGCCATGCATTGGCCAGCAGACGATAGTTTGAGTCGGAAATAGTACCGTCCTTCAGCCACTCAAGCAGTTCGTCACCAGTACTCTTCATCAGCTTGATCCGATCTTGCAGGTACTCGACCAGCTCTTTCAGCTCGTTCACATCGGATTGAAGCTCGCGGATCTTTGTGGCCTGTGGGTCGATTGTAGTCACCGTATTCGACGTTGGTATTGTGTAGTCGCTCATTTGCACTCCTTCCATTTGAACTGATTTTTATTCGCGCAATCGACAACCCACTCAGCGTGGCCCTTCCTAACAGCTTCTTCGCGCATGCTGCTCTTGCCAAGTTGATCGCCCCACAGGATGGCTAAGGACAGAAAACAACCGGCCACAAGTCCGTACATACATTGTTCTAAAAGTGAAATGCTACTCACGGCTTCACCTCCTTCTCGTTCCACAGCAGCAGATCGGCGCGGAGAGCGTCGTTCTCGGATTCGAGTTGCTTGATCCGATCCTCCAGTTTTCGCACCTGAAAGGCGATTGCGCGGAGTTCGCGTGGATGGTTGCAATCGGGAGACTCCGCTAGGAAAAGGATTCGTTCCTCAACACTCACGGCTTGGCCTCCTTGGCTTTGCGCCATTTTGAAACAGTGTACTGCACGGCATTCAACCGCTCATCGCGTAGCCACGCCTCCATCGCATCCCCCGCCTCCTCCAGCCGCTTGATGCGCTCACGCGCTTCATCCAGCCGCTTGGTCAGCAGTTGAACCTCACGCTTGCGACAGCCATCAGATTGACCAGTCCGTTTCCATTGATCGTCTGACCACATGATGTCTTGAATTGTCCGACACTTGTAAGTCGCAAACGCGCCATCCTCTGACACCAGCAGGTTTCCAACATGAACCATGATGGGCGATTCGCAGAACGGGCATTTGTCCGGTACGGTATTCACGGCTTGTCCTCCTTGGCTTTGAGCCACACTTCATCAGCAGACTCAAAGTCACCTTTTGATGCGTAACCAAGTGCAAGTCCGCCACCCTCCTCCAGCCGCTTGATGCGCTGCTTCTGCTCCTCGCAGTCTTCGCGAAGGTAGAAGTTGGATTCACGGAGTCTCTCAATCGCGTCGAGCAAATGCTCATTGTGTTCGTATTCACTCATGGCTTGGCCTCCTTGGCTTCTGTCCAAATTCTCACTCTGGCCGCATATTCAAAGGGGTAGATTGCTTCATCCCCCGCTGCCTCCAGCCGCTTGATGCGGTCTTGTTGCCGCATAAATGCCTTCGCTAGTTCTCCAAGCGCATACAGCGGGGGGGTGTTTTCGTTGATTTCAAATGATCCGTCTAAATGGATTGTGAGAATCCGAGTTCCAACATTAGCGTTCCATTCGATTAGTGTTTTATCGCTCATTGTTTTATTTCCTTTTTAAGTACTGCTCTTGCTGCGATTATCTCAGGCTGCTCGTCAACATCCCAAAATCCAGCGTCTCCGCTATTTGCTAGATCAACAATCCATTTGACGGTTCCGTTAAGCGCATCCTCCAACCGCTTTATCCGCTCTTGTAACCGCAGGTTTGCTTCATCCAGCAATTGCTGCTGCCGGATAATTGCGTTGGCCGCGTTGAGTTCGCGTTCGAGTTTCAGGCCTTCAGTCACTAGATATGATTCAGTGCAATCTTCCTGTGCCTTACGAAGCGCCACGTCCATCCTCGGCGTCTCGCTGACCATTTTGCCGGTGTCAGGAATATGGCTCACAGCTTAGCCTCCTTGACTTTGAACCAGTTCTCGGATGCGCTACGGCAAGCCCGACAAGGCCCACCGCATCCACACCCACATCCCAGTCGTTCTTCGACTGCATCCCCCGCCTCCTCCAGCCGCTTGATGCGGTCCTGATATTGCCGGACATCCCCGATGCCAGCAGGAAGCGAGACGGTTCCACGCAACCAGTTGACCCAGAGCGCGTGAGGGTCGTTGGTGACTGCTTGAAGCCGCACGATGAGTTCGTTAGACGCGGTTAGTTCGCGTTCGAGACTCCTGCACAGCATGCCCAACTCGGCTACGTTGTGCGCTGTTGAGTCTGATATCGGTGTATCGCTCACTTGCCCTCCCTCGCTTTGAGCAATGCGTCGGCTATTTCGTAAGCCATAATCGCGCTCTGGTTTATGTTGTTGTACCATCCCACTTCATTGATTGCCTTCGCCGCGAAGTAGTCGCGCAGGGTCATGCCTTCTCCGGTGGAGTAGAAACCATTTGAATGCTGGCTAGGAGGGGAAGGGAAAGCACTTCCTCCGTCGTTGATTGGTTGGTTGGTCATTTCGATTCCTGTCTCTTTAGATATTCACTGATTGCTTCGTCTGCTACGTATTGCAGTTTGTAGCCTTTGCGCTTTGCGTATTCCTTCAGTCGCTTGTGCGTGTCGTCTGACACGACAAACATCTTAGCAACGGGACGTTTGGGTTTGGGTTTTGGCGCACTCACTTCAACCCCTCCGCAATCATGGCGTGCTCCAGGATCAGCACAGCGTCGGCTGTCTTCAGTGTGATCACCTGGCGGGGTTGGCGCTGCTGAGCAATACCCTTAAGGTGGCTCTTCCACTTCGCACCATGGGTAGCCTTGTTACCGACCCCCAGTGTCTTCTGCCAGCGCTGCGGCGGCACCTCGATCACCCGGGTCTTCGAGGCCGCAATCAGGCCGTGAAGGAAGCCGACGTTGTAGCCGAAGTTGAACATGGAGCTGCCCGGGGCGCCCTTGCCGCCCACATAGCCTCCGACCTTCTCGATGTAGCAGACATCCGAGATCGCCAGCCTGTCGCTCACCAGGATGCTGATGTCCTGGTCGGTGGTTGGCATACTATTGAGGATGACCCCCGAGGGTCCTAGGTAGGCCAGGCCGCCTGAGGCACCCGGGTCAATTGCGAGGATTCGAGTCACTTTGCAGCCTTTCTCAGCCAGGCGGCAATCGCCTTGTCGGCTACCGCCTGCAGTTTGAGGCCGGCGGCGAGGCAGTACTCTCGAAGGGCCTTGTGGGTGGTGGGTGTCACGTTGATGGTTTTCGGTTTGGTCATTTCAGATTGCGTTGAACTTTGAGCCAGTAGGCTTGAGTTGCCGTCTTCTTCTTGTGTCCCTGAGGTCCCGCATTCCATATCCGGGCCTGCTCCTCGGTCGTCTTGCCCTTGCCCCAGTGCTTCAGGTAGGCCTCGCACACAGCCCGGGCCTGCACCCTGTTGGTCATGTCCTGGTGGCGGTAGTGCGATCCGGTGATCCGGTTCACATCCAGCACCACCCCGCGGTGGATCTGCAGGGGTCCAATGGCGCGTCCGTTGTCGCCGATGGCCTGATCGTTGCCGGATGACTCGACGATGATCAGGGCGGTGATGAGGTTGGAGAGAGTTGTCATGGCTGGACGTAGCAGATGAGTCCATTGACCAGGATGGCGCCGGTGTCACCTGCCGCCTCGCTGGCATCAGCTTCGGCCTCGGTAGCTCGGCGGATGAACTCACCGGTGGCCAGGTTGTGAAGGCTACCGAAGTCGTCTCCGGTAGATCCAATGGGGGCCAGGGTGTACTTGGTGGGATTTGCGATCATGTTGCCGTGATTTGCTTTGGTGGTGCTTGTTTGCGCGTTGGCCAGTCGCGCCCCTGGTTGGGTGGTATTGGCCCCACCCGGGCCTAAAGTGTTGTTCGAATTTCAGATCTGATCGTTGATGATCTGACCGTCAGCAGGACCGCCGACCAAGGTGATCGTGGTATGGTGGAAGTCGCTGTCATCGTCGCCGCAGTACCAGCTCTTGCCATCGCAGCTCCACCAGCCGTTCTCCTCAATGACGTAGGCTCCTTCGATGACGCAGGCGGCCTCATCCCAGACTGCGTTGAACTGAACGTTGGTGGTGGTGTTTCTCATATTTTGCTTTGGTTTGCTGTTGTTGCTTTCGACGTGATCAAGATGGCTCATACCACGCTTCCCGTCTACAGAGAAAACCATTTTTCTGTAGATTTTGAAGAAAACCCAATGTTTGCAAGGGTCAAACAGTGGTCAGAAACCTAAGCGCTCAGCTCATTAGGCAGCCGCAGGTCGACATACCGCAGCCATTCGTAACGCTCGTAACCTGCACCGACATCGAAGTAACTGGCGGCCTCGACCTGCTCGCCCTGGCTGTAGGTGCGATACGGCCTGATGGCTGTGGCT